ATGTACGATACCAAGAACTTCTCCTTGATCTTCGCCATCTGCCCAATCAAGTGGATCTATAACAAATGACTTTTCTTTATATGCACCTGATATATTTTTACATTTCCAATAGGTTTCAATACCATCAATATTAATTATTAAACCGCAAGACTCCTCTGGATAAGCTTCTGTAGCATCCTTAAAAGCGTCTGTAGCCCATGTGTATTCTGTCATTAGACAAATGTTCCGACAGCAGGAAATAAGTCTCTTGTGACTACTCTCTGAGGTATTAACCTATTCTCTAAGTCATGTGCAGCAGTAAGTTCAAATTGTACAACTTGCCTATTTTCAACAGCTTTTCTATCAATTACAAATATCTCATCACGCAATCTATCCGCACTAGGAGTTCCAAATGGATTTACAGGGGGATTATTATTAATGGGAAGAAAATTATCATTATCTAAAGCAGAAGCAAGAGGCATTTTTCTAGTAAACTTTGCACCTATCAAATCATTATGTGGGGTGACTTGATTCACACTATTTAAAAAATCACTCATTGTTATAACTAAGCCTGTTGATGGATTTTGAACTATACCACCTAAATTTGAAAAAGTAATGGTTGGTCTTGATATAGTGCCAGTACTTTTCTTATCAAAACCTTGCACTTCAACAGCAACTCTTTGGTAAGAATTTGACTGAAATATTACTTCCCCAAAATTATTTAGATTTGCACCAGCATGGAATCTATACACAGTAGGCAAGCTTTGTGGATTGCCAGCAGCTATATGAGTTCCCACTGTAAGCTCTAGTTCAAATAATTCAATTATAGAACTTGGATTTATTTTATTAAGTTCAACAAAAGGTATTGCCATTATGCCTCAAATACCTCTCTAAAAACACAAGATAATCTTACTCTGTTTAAAAATGGAATTGATCTTGGAAAAGAATCACAAACAAATTTTCTTGAGCTTGTTTCGCTTGGCAATGTGAAATCAAAAGATGCACCATCTGTAATTCTTGAATTTAAAAAACTAATAGCTGTATTAGCATCAGTTTGTGAAAGTTCAAAAACTAAATTTACAGATAAAGCGTTCTGATTTAATCCCTGAGTTAATCTTTGCTCAAACCCATCACCAAAAGAAACCACGTTAACAGATGGTTGAGGAGTAATTCTTGTGTTATAAACTGGGTTTGCAATAGGAAATGTAGCCATTAATTTAATAAACCTCCAGATCGTTTTTGATTTATTATCTCAGCCTGTATTGCTGCTGCAAGCTGCTCTCCAAACTGATTAGCATCTGAATCATTACCTTGAACAGAAGTGCCTGAAACATCGACATTTACAACAATATTATTTGTAACTGACTCTCCACCAAGTTGATTGTTTGGAATAACAGTGCCAGCAGTAGATGGGACAAAAAGTTCAGGCCCACGTTCTCCAACTATTGAAGCTTTTCCTACTGGTGGCCTTCCACCATCTGCAAATAGTCCGCCAATAATACCACCTAAGAAACCGCCTAAACCTTTACCGCCAGATTTTTTAAAGTTTTCTTGAAAACCACTAAATAACCTATCAAGTTGTGCATCAATAATTTTATCTCTAATTCTGTTTAAAGCATTAGTCATTGCTTCACCAAAAGTCTTTGCACCTGTAATAGCATCACGCAAATTACTTTTTATACTATCCTCTATAACTTGGCCAACTTCAGCAAAAGCCTCTTTTAATTTTTTTGCAGCCTCTTGTTTCTTTTCAATAAGCAATTTACCTTCTTTTAACTTTTTATTGATTTCTAAATTTTTTAATAATTCCTCTAACTGCTCACCTTTAAACTTTTTTTGTAATTCTATTTTTTCTAATTCAAATTCTTTTTGAATTTTTGCTTCTGCTGTTAATTCTTTTGATATTTCGTTACTTTTACTAAGATTTTTATTTGATTCTACTAAATTTTTCTTTATTTTTTCAAATTCAATAGTAAGTTCCCTTGCTTCTGCTTTTTCTAATGCTTCCTCTAATAATTGAAGTTGATCGTTTGCATCCTCAATATCTTTTACCAATCCTTTTGCCTCTGCTGATCTTCCATCAGTTTCAAGAGTCTTAAGTAAAACTCTTACGCTCTCTATGGCTGCCTTTGTATCATTTATTCTGCCCGTCAAATCTGCAACACTACCTTTCTCTAATACATCATTAAACTCTTGTTGAATATTTTTTGTTTTCATCAAACTTGCGGCAAGCATACCAAGAGCAATAACTACTAAACCAATTCCAGTTTTTGCAAGTGCCACTTTAAAAGTATTTGCTGCGATTGCCGCAGTAGCAAAGCCAGCAGATGTAGCCGCTAGTGTTGCCTTTGTTCCAACTAAAATTCCTGTAAATATTTTAAATCCAGCAGCTAATCCAGCAATATTTACTTTGAGAGCTATCATTTGAGGAATAGCAAAAGCAGCTGCTACAGATAAAGCCTTAATCGCTAAAACAGCACCTGTAATAATCAAAGCAACTTGCCCTTCTTCACTATCAACAAAATTTGTAAACCCCTCCACTAATTTGGCTAATGCTACTGCTCCGTCTGCCAAAGCAGGAGTTAGTTTTGATCCAAGAGTAAGCTGTAATTCTAGTAATTCATTATTTAATTGTTTAAACTTTTCTGCTGGTGATTCATCAATAATTTCACTTATTTGTTTTCCTAAACCTTCAGCGGATTTTGATAAAGCTCTAATAATAATATCAGATTTAAGTAAGCCCTTTGATGCAAAATCTTTTAACTTGCCAGATGCTATTCCTGTTTCATCAGAAATAGCTTTTAATAGCTGTGGTACTTGTTCTGCAATACTTCTAAATTCATCCCCTTGTAAACGTCCAGAACCTAAACCCTGAGCCAACTGTGTAAACGCTGCACTGGCTTCCGTAGCATTTAATCCAGCGACTTTTGCAATACTATTAAATCCAAAAAATGTTTTTTCAATGTCAGCTAATTCAACTCCCAATGGTCTAAGTCTTGCAAAAATATCAGTAATACCTTGAGTTGCCTCAACAATAGATAAATTGAATTTATCCTGTGCTTTTGTAACAAGATTCTGAACTTGTGCAAACTCTCCAAATTCTGAAGTAAGAACTCTCATTCTTATTTGTAAAGCTTGAAAGTTCGCTGTAGTTTTGACAGTATTTCTTGCAAGTAATCCTATCCCTATTCCAGCAATCGCAGTTCTTAAGCCACCAAAAGACTTTTGTAATTGATTAGTTTTATTATTAACATCTTGCAAGGCTTTAGTAGCACCTCTCGCATCAACAGTAAGTTTTACATTTGCCTGTGCCACAAATAAAAAAAGCCTTTATTATATATTACCTTGAATTGCGTTTTTGTCGTTGCAAAGCTTTTTTTTCTTCGTCAGCTTTAATTTCATAATATCCAGCCCAATAAATCAGCTCTGCCTCAGTCATATTCATTCTGAGTTCTTGCACTGTCTTGCCGAGTTCTGTTGCTAGGAAAAACTCAAATCTTAACCAGCTATCCCCCTTTATTCTTTTTTTGCTGTGTCAATATCTAATTGAATATCATTCAAGAAAAGTTCTAATTCATTTAAAACTTTTTCTGGAAGCTGTCTTTGTAATATTGGAGCATCTGACATATCAAAAGCTAAAGTTCCATCTTCTTTCTCTGCCATCTGACAAAGAAGTTGGGTCGATATAATTAAAGCATCATCTGAGCCAGCTAATTGCTGTGCTTTGACTCTTGCATATCTAGTAATAGGTTTAAAATACAAAGTCATAATGACTTCATCTTTTGAGTTTTTTACGTCAAATTTTCTTCTGGTGACCATTTCATCTTGAAATGCTCCAAGTAGTATGTCTGCTGTTCTTTCAGTTGCCATTAATAAATTAAATATCTGAGGTAATTGTGCCAGATGGCTTAAATGTAATGCTAATTGTGTTTACGTCACCCATAGATGAACTCTGTTCAAAGTTAGTTATTAAGCCGCTGAAGCTTATTTTTTTAGTTCCGCTTGCACTATCAGGAAAAAGCTCAAAAGATGCAGTTCCAGCGTCACCCGTAGTCAATACACCATCAACAAAGGTAGCTGTCTCACCAGATGCCGCAGCGTCATAAACCAATTCAGCAGAACCCTCACCCTCGATAAGTCCACCAACAAATGATTTAAAAGTATCACCTTGCACAGTAGTCTCTTGTGTATCTTTTGTGATAGACATAGACCATGATCTAGTGCCTAAAACTGGGTTTACTGAAGAGCCGCCATCATCAAATTTGACTTGCCCGACATCACCTTTTACAGCAGCCATAACAATAAAAAATAAATATTTATAATTATATTACCCTTTTTTTGGGTTTTTTACAGCTTTTGCCTCTGCTTTTTGCTTTTCCATATATCGTCTGCATTGTGGATCCCAGTATTGTGGTTCTCTTCTCCCTTTTACTGCTTCAATAGCATCCAGCATTTCTTCTGTAATTTCAATCATGGTGTAAGTGCTTCATATAATTCAAATGTTATTCTAATCTGCGTTTGAAATTTACCTTCTGGATTGCTTTGAAATATTTCTGGCCCTATTGGTGCATCAAATCTTACATCAGATACTGTAATTCTGTTGAATAAATTTCTTAATCTTTTGCATATAGCAAAGTTAGCCCCTGCCCCTAATCCTTGCTTTGTATAAATATTGAAAATAATAAGACCAACAACAAGATTTGTAGCACTGGTGCTTGTTCCTTGTGTAAGGTATTCACTTGATCCAAAGCTAGTGATACATTGTATATATTGGTCAACATTAGAGGCATCAAAGGGAATATTATTGAAAACTAAAGGTATTGATGGCCCTATTCTAAACTCATCATTTAATCGTGACTCAATAGTTGCCCTTACTGTGTTTAAATCAGTAGCTGCCATTTATATGCTCCTAATTATATTTTGATATTCTTTTCTCGCATATTGTTCAAGCTCTTTACCAATAAGTTCTGGAAAGCCAGCAACTGTGTTTTGTCTTGTCCTATATTGGCCACCCCATGATGGTGGTAGGTTTACACCAAAACAAACTGGCTCTGCATATACGACATTATTTATAATTGTGCCTTCAAATGATTTGATCTGCGTCTGCCATGCAGCCCTTAATCTGCCTGTATCAACTGGAGTAGCTATCTTTACTCTTGCAGTCCATTCAAGCGTAGTCGCAGACACTAAATCTTCAACTGCTTCTCTCATAACACCAGATATTTGATTTAATTCAATCTTTCTAGTCATATTTACCTCAAGAATAGATCAAAACTTAAAGCTGTATTACCCTGCTCATTAGTATTAATTTGTATTATTTTATATTCTGTTCCACTTATAACAACTCGATCAAATGTTGTTGGAATAAAACTTATATCACCAGCAGATATAGTGAGTCGTTTGTCCTGACTAGAAACTAAGTCAGTCACCTCAGATCTTATTACGTTGCTCACAACACCCTTTATAGTCACATCAGATTTAACTTCACTTATACTGCCACTGGTAGAATTATAGATGCCTGTAGTGACTCTCCTATAAGTAACAGTTCCACCAACAGCCCGCGTGCCTGAGCTAATGCCCTTAATAATTCCTTTTGCAATGCTCATAATCTATAAGCTATAACAGTACCGCTAGATAGTGTCACTCCTGTTATTACTCCGCAGATTTCACCTGTTGCATCAAGGTTTATTGCTGTTAAATCACCATCTATATTTTCAGCAACTATTGTTGCTATTACAGCATCATTCAAGGCTACGATCTTACCAAATCTACCTGTTACTGCACTTGTGTCATTAATTATTGTTGCTGCTGGGTATTCGTATGCCATTTGTTAAGACCTCATAATTGGTAAGTTTGCTGTTCCACCCATTCTAATGCCATTTAAGTAATGATCCACAATTGGGGGGATGCGATCAATACCAACTCGGCCATAAAAGTTAGGAGTTAAATTTATATTACCAATATTCAAAGACTGAAAATCTTCCAATCCACTTAAACCTAATCCATCTTTATTATTGTTTAAATAAACTGCTAAATGTATTTGAGCATGTTTTACTCTGTCTGGTATTTCTGTATCTGTGTAATAATCATCAACAATTCTATAAGGAAAGCTAAGAGAATATAAATGATTGTATTGGTCAGGAACACGAACACCGCTTCGTGGCCACTGTAATGCCTGTGTCTTATTTACCCTAGATCCTAAAAAGTTTTCACGATCAATCCTCTGAGTGCTAGTAAATAAAGCCCTATTTTTTTGGTCGTCAGTACTATTTCCCCAAGCTACTACATCATCAGACTCAGTTAGCCCATCTATAAATGCTTGTGCCTGTGTCAGAGTGACATAGCTATTGGCTGATGCGCTACCGACTGTCGCTACTATTGAGATTGCCATTTTTCTTTGCTTTTGGCTTTGGTTTTCTTACAGGAGTAACAGAGGCCGCTTTTTGTTTAGCAGCCTCACGTTCTCTTAATCGCCTAAATGTTGCGATTCCCATTTATTTTCTA